CAGCATACGCACTTACGCGTCGATAAACCCGGAGTCGGCTAGGGCCAAGCGGAACATCGTCATGGCGTTGGCTGCGCGGGCTTCCATCGCATCCACACCTTTCGATGCGGTAGCGATCTGCGCGTCAACTGCAGCGGCCTGTTCGCGGGCGAAGTTGATAACCGCCTCGCCGGAGATCTCCCCGTTTTCCAGCGCCTTCGTCAACTGCAAGGTTGTCATGTCCATGCCTTTAGCGAACAGCGCAAACGCCGCCGGGAGTCGTTCACCCAACTGGCCGCGCAGTTCTTCGGCGTAGACCTGACCTTTCGACAACATCTGCTCAAGCGCGCGGAACACGCCTTGCATGTCATCTTGGGATAGGTGGAATACACGACCGGCCTTCGCTACCGACTCGAAGATATACTTCGTGTCCTGTAGGGACAGGCCCACCGATTTAGCGGAAATCGCGAATTTGGTGTACGACTGTGACAAGGTGGCGAGGTCGATACCGAGCTTATTGGAAAGCCCAATCATGTACTCCCACTCTTTGTTCACCGCCGCTTGGCTGTTGCCCACCACGTTCGAGATCTTAATCATCGCCTGTTGGCGCATCTTGTACGCTTCGATGGATCCCGTCGCCAGTTTAATCGCGCCTTGGAAGCCGACGTAACTGGTTGCCAGCGCCAACACTTCACCTTTCAATCGCTGAACGGCTGACAGGGTAGTACGGCCATTGTCTTCGAAGAAGGAGAACGCTTTCGCCCCATCGCGTGCTGCGCCTGCGTTGTTTCGCAGCGCCCCGGTCAGGTCGTTGATAGCGGTGGTGGATGCACGGCTTGACCGAACCAGACGGTCTTCGGCGTCGGAAAGGTTACGCGTGTCTACCCCGGCGTTGCGAAGTGCGGCTTGGGTTGAACGGGCGGAACTACCGGTGGTTCTTAGGGCGGCGGAGGCTGCTGCGAGGCGCTGTTGAGCGGCCTGCATCTGAATACCAAGGGCACCAGTGTCGGTCGTCGCTGTTCGCATCTGCTGCGCGAGATTCATCACATTCTGGCGGGCCGCTTGGTATTCAGTGCGGGCACTGCGCAATACTGACACCTGTTGGCGGTACATGTCAATCTGTTGTGCAATAGCCGCGATTGACTTGTTGGCATCGTTCAACATGCGGATCTTCTGAGCCGCGTTCTCGACCTGCTTGCCATTCCGGGCAAGGTCAGTCGTCACCGTATTAATCTGGTTTTGCAGCCCGCGCAGGGTTGAGCGAGCGGCTTCTGCCGGGTTGACGATTGACTGGATTTGGCGGCCAAGCGGGCCGAGCTGACCGGTAGCCTGTTGCACCACTCGGCCTAAAGTCTGGTAGCCCCGGGCAGACGCGACGGCCTGATCTGCCTGCTGGCGGAGACCACGGATAATCTTGGCTTGGGCTGCAGCGGCGGCAGACGTCGAGATAATGGCGTCCTGACGTTCCAGTACCTTGTTGACCTGAGATACGCTGTTGATGATGCTCGACTGAGCCTGACCAAGTTTTGAGGTCTCGATCCCGTAGCGTTGCAGCTCGGCGGTAGTCCGGGCCACGCGGGCCGCTTGGTTGGCCTCGGCTTTCGCGGCGGCCTCGACCTGACGGTTTACCCGGGCCAGTGCGTTTTCCTGCCGCTGCGTTACCTTGGCCGTGTTGTCGTAGGCTTGCTGCAGTTGCGCCTGTTTGGCGCGCAGGGCTTCGGTCTTGGCCGCTGCCTCCGTCATCTGCTGATTCTGGCGCTTGAACACCTCGATCAGCGAGTTGAGTTTCAGCAGTTGTTGTCCGGCCTGTTCGAGTTTCTTATAGGAGGCTTCCAGATCCCGAGTCGAGACTTCTCCGCGCTCGGCTGCCTTGCGCTGTTCTTCCTGTGCCCGGGCCATATGGTTGATGGCCGTGGTTACGGATTTGAGCGGCTTCTGGCTATAGTCCCTAGCCCGGATTCTTAGCTCGACGTCTTTGCTGTTAGCCATCGGATAACCTCTTAATCATTTTCTTATATTCAGGCCCGCCCTTCTTCGGATTCAAGATCCCAGCGATACACGTTTGCATCAGTAGTGATTGTGTGACGTGTTCCGCATTGATACGGCGACGGGCAATCTTGGTTTCTGTCCACAAATAACCTAGCGGGTAATGCCGGGCAGCGGGGTGGCCCTCCGTCATCAGGAGGGACACCGTGGCGCGTAGGTTGTTATGGAAGTCTAGAACTATTTCGCGTTTTGACCGAACGTCAGGCTGTTCGGGCCTTCTTTCTTGAGCCGCCCCACCTGCTCCATCACCTGAGCGAAGATCTTTTTTACTTCTTCAACGTCCGAGAAGGTCAGCCGGGCAATCTTCTGCAGCGCGTCATACTGAGTGAGCACCGGCAGCATGGCTACCTTTTCGAGCTGTTCTTCTTCGTCGGCGGCCAACGCGATGATGTGCGAGACAATGCCCGGGGCATCACTGACCAAGCGAACGGCGAAGCGCCCGGCAGCCAAGGCTGACAGGTCTTGCCCGGCAGAAGTCTCGTACAGATCAAACAGGCCATCCAGATCACTGTAGTGAACCCGGACGATTTTAGAAATGTCGTGGAAGGACAGGCCGCGTACTTGGAATGAGCTGTCATCCCTGCCGCGTGTGCCTTTGATAATTACTTGTTCGTAGTCTGGTTCGAAGTTTGCTAATGACATTTGACGGATCTCCTTTGCGCTAATCCGTCGTTAATGTAGCACAGCTTTCAGCGGGGGATAAAAGAAAAGCGCCCGGAGGCGCTTTCCTGTACTGCTTGACCATCCCTTATTCAGAAATGGTGATAGTCCCGGTGGTCGCGGACTTGCCGCCTGCCAGCGTGGCCGTGACAGTCACGGTACCGGCAGTGGTACGTTTCACCAGCGTTTGCGCGGTGCCGGTTGACCCGGTGGTGGCGCTCGTTGGGGTAACGGTACCGCCGGAAGATGCGGTGAAGTTAACTGCATCGCCTTGCACCACGTCGCCATTGCCGTCACGTACGGTGGCCGTCACCTGCACCCCCGCCGCTACCGTACCGGTGGATGACGCCGGGCTGATAGTGATAGAGCGCTGCGTGGTCGGGTCAACCGTCTTGGCCGCGTCCAGAATGTCGATGTACACGCGCTTGGTGATGTTGTTGAGCTGCATCGCCTTGAACGTGAACGACATCACCTGCCAGTCGTCGCCTTTCAGCGCGTAGTCACCATCTGGTGCCACGGAGACTTTAGGGAAGTAGTAGTTCTTGTTGGTGCCGACCGGGTTGTCCGAGATCATGCGCAGTGCGCCGTAGACCATGTTGGAGTTGCCGATCACCAGCGTACGTTTCTGCGCACCGACGTCGTACTGCACGGCGATCTGCACGTTGCCGGACAGGTCAGTCGAATCCGGCTCGATGTAGATGCGGCCCGCTTCCAGATCGATTTCATAGTTACCGGCTGGGTTAACTACGGTAGCCCCGACAATCGAGGTGATGTCCCCAGCACCCAAAGAGATCGCCACGGAAGCGTCAGCCTTGACCATCTGGAAGTTATCAACGGAGCGCACGCCAGTCGGGTTGTCATCGCTGGTGCCGAGCTGATAGAAGCGACCACGCATAATCGGGTTGAACACTTCTTTCGCATCGGTCTGCTGGGTCTGAGTGGTGGTAGCCACGTCGCCCAAGAACCACAACGCCAAGTTATCGGAGTTGATGTTATCGCAGGTGAAGGTACCACCTTGTGACGCTTCCAGCAGGACAGACGCATCCATCACGCGCATACCGTGATCGGAAGAGTAGTGATCCAGCGTTTCAGAGTCGGTGTTGATAGTGAACTCCGGGGTGTTCCCAAAGTACATTTCACCGGTCTTACGGTTGGTACCGTCTTGGAAGCGGTCGAAATACACCGTCCCACGGCCAACGACGTAGTTGTTTGAGTAGTTGTCGTTCATGTATGTGTCTCTCCTGTTGAGGACGTTAAGGGTTCCGCAAATCTACTTTCAAGCCTACCCGAAGCGGGAGGAAGAAAAACGCCGTGTCCGATAGCCCTTCTTCGGGAGGCCGAACAACCGGCTGCGCGACTGTCAGTTTAGCAATAAGACCGCCGAGGCGATAGACCCCCGGGAAAACAGGGACGCCTTTCTCGTTATCGACAATCATGGACAATCGTCTTTCCACGTCCGCCAGCAGTAGGTAAGCCGGGTCAGTGGGGTTTCTCGGGT